GCTGCTGGAAAAACTGGCGCACTCTATTTCCAACAAGTTCAAATCACAGGGGAAGGTTGATGAAACTCATTACGGAAGAAATTGAATCAGTAGAGTTTCTTGTCGAAACTAGAAACGGCAAGAAGTCCATGTATATTGAGGGTGTTTTCTTACAAGGAAATATCAAGAACCGTAATGGTCGCATGTATCCAATGGAAACTCTTAGGAGGGAAGTTGGACGTTACAACGAAAATCACGTTGTATCTGGCAGAGCTCTTGGAGAACTTGGTCATCCCGAAGGTCCTACCGTAAATCTCGATAGGGTCTCACATAAAATAGTATCACTTAAAGAAAGTGGTTCTAACTTTATTGGTAAGGCTAAAATTCTTAGCACACCAATGGGTAAAATTGCATCTTCACTTATTGACGAAGGTGTAAAACTTGGTGTATCTTCTCGTGGAATTGGATCTCTAAAGCCAACCCGTGAAGGTGTTAATGTAGTCGGTGACGACTTTATGTTAGCAACTGCTGCTGACATCGTTGCTGATCCTTCTGCTCCCGATGCATTTGTTGAGGGAATTATGGAAGGAAAAGACTGGGTGTGGGATGGTGGTATACTTCGTGAGAAGTTTGCTGCTAAGATGTATCAAGAGATTGATACATTGACTACACAGAAGGAATTAGAGGAGCGCAAATTGGCTCTATTTAATAATTTCTTATCAAACTTATAAATATTCTAAATAAATATAGATTTAATCAAGCGTAAATCGGAGAAAACTTCAATGTCTAGTGGAAATCAATTACAAGAAATGGAAGTAGGCACAAAGCAATCTAAAACTGCTGTTAATGCTAATGCAAAACCAGCAGAGCCAATGCCAAAACTAACAACAGGCGGCACTTCCCCAACATGGGAAGATTTAGGTGGACCTACACCAGATAACTATAGCCCTACTAATGATAGTGCTAAGTTAAAAGACCCCGCTGGTCCTTTGAAAAAGGTATCCGATGCCGTAACTAATCGCAAAGGAAAAACTCTAAAGCAAGGAGACGAAGCAGAAGTGACTGACGAACAAGAAGTTGTTGCAGAAGAGCCTGCTACAGAAGTAGAAGAAATCGTTGCTGAAGAGGAAACTGTCGAAGAAGAGACAGAAACTGTTGAGTATGATATGGAAGACGATCTTAATGCTCTTGTCAAAGGTTTGGAACTCAGTGAGGAGAACCAAGACAAAGCAAAGACAATCTTTGAATCAGCTATCAACTCAAAAGCTTCCGCAATCCGTGCAGAAATCCAAGAAGAGTTTGACTCTAAACTTGATGAGCACGTAGAAGAAATTAAGGTAGGTCTACAAGAACGTGTAGATTCTTACCTTGAGTATGTCGCCGATGAGTGGTTCGATGAGAACCAACTTGCCATTGAAAATGGCCTTAAGGCAGACATGACCGAATCATTCCTTAGTGGAATGAAGGGTCTTTTTGAAGAACATTATGTAGAAATCCCTGAAGAAAAATATGATGTCCTTAAGAGTATGGTAGAAAAACTTGATGACATGGAAACCAAGCTCAATGAGCAAATAGAAAAGAATATCGCACTCAACAAAGGTCTCGCTGAGGCTACTGCTGATGGTATCTTAGAATCTGTTTCTGAAGGTCTTGCGGCCACACAGAAAGAGAAGCTCGCTTCACTTGCCGAAAGTGTAGAGTTTGAAAGTGACGAAGAGTATCGTGAAAAGTTGGAAACACTAAAGGAATCTTATTTCCCCCATAAAGGTGCTCCAGCAGCTAAAACTGAAAGTCTATCCGAAGGAGTAGATAATGCAGAAGGTGTTGACACCCATACTGCATCAATGGCTTCTTATCTGAAGACACTTTCAGCATTTAAGTAATAAACTGAATTTAAAATTATTCAAACGTAAACACACTAGGTAAATTAAGATGTTCCAATCAGAACATCTAGTCGAAAAGTGGAAGCCCCTCCTAGAGTATGAGGGTCTCGATAAAATCGAAGACAACCATAAGAGGTCTGTAACCGCTGTTCTACTAGAGAACCAAGAAAAATTTTTAAGAGAGTCATCTGCTTTCCAAGAGAGTGGATCACTTCTTTCTGAAGCCGCACCAACAAACTCTGCAGGTAGTAACCCTGCTGGTTTCAGTGGTAATGCAACTGCATCAGGTCCTGTTGCTGGTTTCGACCCCGTTCTAATCTCATTGATTAGACGTTCAATGCCAAACTTGGTCGCTTATGACCTTGCTGGTGTACAACCAATGTCTGGTCCTACTGGACTCATCTTCGCAATGCGTTCACGCTACTCTGCTCAAGACGGAACAGAGACATTCTACAACGAAGTTGATACTGCATTCTCTGGTCAGAATGATGGTAACGATCTTACTCAAGGTCTATACACTGGTCAGGCATCTGAAGGTGCTGCAGTTGGTTTCGGTACTACTTCACCTGGTGCTAACCAAGGATCTAACCCAGGCTTGCTAAATGATTCTGGTGTAACTCAGGATTCATATGCAACTGGTCAAGGTATGCATACTGGAGACGCTGAAGATCTAGGTGATGGAACTGGCGATCAGTTCAACCAGATGGCATTCAGCATCGAGAAAGTAACAGTTACTGCGAAATCTCGTGCGTTAAAGGCAGAGTACTCACTAGAGCTTGCTCAAGACCTTAAGGCAATCCACGGATTGAATGCTGAAGCAGAACTTGCTAATATCCTTTCTACTGAAATCCTTGCGGAAATCAACAGAGAAGTTATTAGAACAATCTATAAGGTTGCTGAAACTGGTGCTGCACAAAACGTTGCTACTGCTGGTACATTCGACTTAGACGTTGACAGTAATGGTCGTTGGTCTGTTGAGAAGTTCAAGGGATTGATCTTCCAGATGGAAAGAGATGCTAACGCAATCGCACAAAGAACTCGTCGCGGGAAGGGCAACATTATCCTCTGCTCTGCAGACGTTGCTTCTGCATTAACAATGGCAGGTGTACTTGATTACACTCCAGCACTTAATGCTAACCTTAACGTTGATGACACAGGCAATACATTTGCTGGTGTTCTTCAAGGTAAGTACAGAGTATACATCGACCCATATGCTGCTAACCTAACAAGTGCTAACGCATCACCAGGTAACCAGTATTACGTCGTTGGTTACAAAGGTTCTTCACCTTATGACGCTGGTCTATTCTACTGCCCTTACGTTCCACTACAGATGGTTCGTGCAGTTGGAGAGAACAGCTTCCAGCCTAAAATCGGATTTAAGACAAGATACGGTCTTGTTGCAAACCCATTTGCTGAAGGTAATGTTGATAGTCAAGGTCTTGGTAGACTTAAGATTAACTCTAACCGCTACTACAGACGTGTTAAGGTTGCTAACCTCATGTAATTCAGATATTACATATTTTTCAAAGGGGGACTCGAAAGAGTCCTCTTTTTTTGTCTAAATAAAAATAAAAGTAGTATTACCATGAAACCTACTCCTAAAGAACATCAAGAGGCAGTTGAACGCCGTGATAAGATTGTAGAACATCTTATTGAAGAAGGTTATGCTGAGAATGCAGAATCTGCAGATAACATTATAATGGGTATGAGTGAACAATGGTACAATTTAATTATTGACTAATGAAAGAATTTGATAAATTTATTGAAGAGGCAGCAGCAAAAAGATGTCCTACTGGACAATATTGGTGCTATAATGATAAAAAATGTAAGAAAATTCCTCTAGGTTACCACGTGGGACGTAGAGGATATCTTGAGCAAGATGAGGATGAGAAAAATGGACAGAATGGAAAGTCATCTAATGGGACTTCTAATGGCAGCAGTAATGGCAACGGTGGCGGTGGCAACGGTTCAAATGGTGGAAATGGTGGAGGAGAATAATGACATCATCAGTAGTGTCAGGAGCATTCCGCAATCAAATAGAGAATAGAAACTTTCTTGCTCCAGTAGGGTTTAAGTTTACCCTATCAAAGTATCCTAAGGTTTCATTCTTTTCTAATACTGCTAGAATTCCTGATATTAGTTTAGGAACTGCAATAGAATCAACTTACCTTAAGGATATTGATATTCCTGGTGAGAAACTTACTTATGGAGAATTGAATGTAAGATTCTTAGTTGATGAGAATCTTGAAAATTATATGAAGATTCATAATTGGTTAACTGGTTTAGGTTTTCCAGAATCAGCACAAGATTTTATCGATCAAACAACAAACCAGGATAGTCTAAGAGATTTAGGAGAACAATATAGTGATGGTGCACTTCATATTCTAAAATCTTATGTCGGA